CAAGATGCTGCTTCACAAAAACAATTAAAACTTCTTTCTTACGGAAGACCTCATGTAATCATTGAAGATTATAATGGTAATTTCCGTATAGCTGGAGCTCAAAACGGTGTTGAATTTTCTGTTTCTACATCTACTGGTTCTGCAATGGGAGACTTGAACGGATACAACATTACATTTGAAGGTAAAGAATTATCTCCTTCATCTTTCATCGACCCAGCTATTGTTGGTGATGTCGCTGGATTTGTTATCGACGCTACTGTTATGAATGCTTAATAGCAACTAACAGTTTAATATTAAAGGGGGTACAGAAATGTACCTCCTTTTTTTATGCTTTATAGTTAAGGAACAATTAATTAAGATTCTCGTTATATAGATATGAATATACTAGACATAAATAATTTACCTACAATAACTATGAAGATATCTGGAAGAGAAGGTATTGCTAGTGGTGCTTGGGTTATTAATCAAGAGAAGAAACATAAGATAGAGATAGAAGCTGGAGAACTTAATTATGTAGCTGGAAGTGAGTTGCAGATTGCATTAACAGATAGCTCGTTTATATCTTCAATAGAAGAGGATACTACATTGTCAGTTATAGTATTTAGTGGTTTAATCCCATTATATAGAGATATAGTTAAGTTCAAAGGAGAGTTGGACTCCGTATCTTTTTACTCACAATACAATCATTCAGGTGATTACTATGTATTTGGAGAAGAAGAAGATTCTATAGACGATGAATCAGGTGATGTAGATAGTGGTGGAGACACAGGTGGAGGATATACACCGCCAGACTCGGCAGGTAACTTAGTTATAAGTGACTTCGCTGCTAAGTTTGACTTAAACAATAATGGACTAGGTGAGTTAAAACTAAGCTCATCAACTCTGTCTTATACACAGAACACCAAAGATGTTTTAGGTGACTTCAAAGTAAGAACTGGTGAATACGGTACATTTGAATCGACGCCTACTTCACTAGAAGAAGTTGTAGTATATTCAGTAAACTTTGACGTAAACAACGGAAACGGAAGTGGATGGGATCCTAGATTCTTAGCTAATACACCAGAACTAGAAGGTCCTCATTATCATTTTGCTGGAGGTCAATCAGAACAAACAAGCGATAAGATAGCTGAATTAATAGCTCTAGGTGAAGTTGGAAGCGAGCCAATAGGTGACGCATCTGTATTTAAAGAAGATTCGTTAAGTGATTGGACTGTAGGTATGAGCTTGTATAAAGATGCAACAGGTACACCTATAATGGATGGCAGGACTAGTAACTGGGATAGATACCACTTTCTATCTAAGACTACCGCTGGTGATTGGACCTTGATAAGAAGTACTGATAGTATAGTAACTCATGTAGAGGTAGTTAAAGATACTGATTACTTAAAGTTTATAGAGTTATATAAAGTTAATATAGATGCAAGTCCATACGTATCAGCTCCTAGAGATTGGGAGGATTACTTAGTTTACTTCAACGATCAAATGACTAACGGAACTTCAACTACAAATATAGTTACTTCAGGATCTGGAGATCGCAGTGTGACAAAGAGAAGAGTGTTAGATTACTCTAACGGAACACTTATAGCTATAGGGGATAATATTCTACAAAGAGAGTATAATAAAAATTCGCTTATTGTATTTAACGAAAACTTAGTTGGAATACCTACAGATACTGAGTCAGAAGGAACTATCTACCAGTACAGACAGATAGTATTATCGAAAGACAACTTAAACTTCCTTATAGTCAGGATTAATAACCTTACTGGTTTAGTAAATGATTTTCAGTGGTATCCAGCAACGTAGGGTAATTAATTCGTTATAAACGTATAGACAAAAGAAATATGGAAAGTAATAATGTAAGAGTAGTTAATTTATCTGGGTATCAGACTCCTGTTGTGAAAGAGATTCATAATAGAGACTGGGTTGAGTACGGAGACAATAACGACTACTTTAAGAAATTAATAGACAACTATTTAGGTTCACCTACTAACTCAAGATGTATTAACGGTATAGTTGATATGATTGCAGGTAGAGGCTTAGAAGCTACAAATAGGGATGAGAATCCAGAAGGATACTTAAAGATGAAAATGCTATTACCTAAGAAGCAGATTAAAAGGATTGCACATGACTACAAGATGCTAGGTCAAGCTGCTATTCAGGTTTCTTACAATAGAAGCAAAACTAAGATATTAAAGGTATCTCACTTCCCTATGGAGACTCTTAGAGCTGAAAAAGCTGGTAAGAACGGAACTATTGATGCTTATTACTATCACCCTAAATGGAGTGAGTTAAAAGCTACCGATAGACCCAAAAGGATTCCTACATACGGAAACGGAAGTAAAGGTCAGAGAAACGAGCTATACGTCATTAAGCCATACAGAAGTGGATTCTATTACTATGCTCCTGTAGATTATAACGGATGCTTACAATACTGCTCTCTTGAAGAGGAAGTGTCTAACTACCACATTAACAATATCAAAAACGGTTTACAGCCTTCACTTTTGATTAACTTTAATAATGGTACTCCATCAGAGGAAACTCAAGCTGCTTTAGAGCGTAAGATATACGACAAGTTCTCAGGTAGTGGGAATGCTGGTAAGTTTATTATTGCATTTAATGAGTCCGCTGAAACAAAGGCTGACATTGAGCCAATTCATTTACCTGATGCACACGCACAGTATCAGTTTATGAGTGATGAAGCTACGCAAAAGATTATGCTAGGTCATGGTATTGTATCTCCTATTTTATTAGGTATTAAAGATAATACAGGATTTGGTAACAATGCAGAGGAACTGAGGACTGCTGCTGTACTTATGGATAACGTAATCATTAGACCTATTCAGGATGAGATTATAGACTGTCTTACTGAGATTCTATTATTCAATGATATAGTATTAGATTTATACTTTGTAACATTACAACCTATCGAGTTTACTGAGTTAGAGAACATATCTACTAAGGTTAAAAGAGAAGAGGAAACTGGAGAGAAACTAAGTTCAGACGTTGAGCTTAGTGAGACTCCTGAATTAAACGATATAGAAGTATCATTAGAAGAAGTTAAACCAATAGACGAAGAAGAATAAGATGGCAAGAAAAGCATTATTTATAAGTGTAGCTGACTTAAAGAAAAAGTCACTAATAGACGGAAACGTAGATTCAAGTAAAATAGTTTACTACATTGAAGTAGCACAGGATATACATATTCAGAATTACTTAGGTGGTAAGTTATATAAGAAACTACAGAGCATTATAGTAGATGGTACTGTAAACGACGCTATCAATGAGGACTACAAGGACTTGTTAGATACTTACGTTAAGCCAATGCTAATCTGGTACTCTCAAGCAACGATACTACCTTACAGTGCATTCGCATTAAAGAATGGAGGGTTACACAAGCATACTGCTGAGAACGCTGAAGCTGCTTCTACTGACGAGATTACGTACTTAGGTCAAAGAATGAACGACACTGCTGAGTTCTATACAAAGAGATTCTTAGATTATATGTGTCTAAATAGTAACAAGTTTACCGAGTATAGTCAAAATAGCTCTGAGGATATGTATCCAGATAAAGAGGTAAATTACACTGGAGGTTGGTACATCTAATATTATGAGTCTAAAAAACAAAGCTAATATATATAAACCCAAAGAGGTTAATATAGTAAAACTAAAGGAATACTTAAAGAAAAAAGAAAATGAAGCAACCATCAGTGGTAATAATACCTCACGCAGATAAATCACGATCCATACTTTCCGTAGCACCAGCTGTAACACTTATAAATTTCAGAAGAAATACGTCTGGAAATGAGCTGTTAGCTGATAAAATAATATCAGAAAGAGGCGTAGATTACGCTAGAAGATACTATAGAGGTGATAAGATATCATATTTAAGTGAAGCTGACGCTACAAACCTATATAAATATAGCTCTGACTATTCAAACGCAGCACACACAAGAACAGGTACTGTTGTTTTAACAGATGATGTATCTGTGTCTCCTGACGGAAAGTATGAAGCTGGATTATTAAAACCAAACACAGAGGCTTCTACAGGTAAATATACTCAGCAAACTATAACTCTTTCAGCTGTAGAAGATCATACGTTTTCTGTGTATGTTAAATCTAGCGGTGAGAAGTTTATTACTTTAAGGATGTTTAGAAATTCAGCTCCATACACGTCTTATACTGACACTAAATTTGACTTACTAAATGGTATTATAGTTTCAAGTACTTTAGGGAGTGCAACTATTGAAGATGCTGGCAATGGATGGTATAGAGCTACAGTTACTGGCTTAAGCACCTTAACAGGTTCTCATAGTTTTAGATTGGAATTAGACTCGGCAGGTACGCATGTTGATGATGGTGTTTTATTATGGGGAGGTCAAGTTGAGGCTTCAAGCGTAGCTACGTCTTATATTCCAACGGTTGCAACAACTGAAAATAGAGGTAGTGACGATATATGGTTTTCTGACTATTTTGAATCTATTCCTAACAACCATTTATCAGCTTACTTCAACTTAAAGATGTTTAAGACAGGTGACGCTTTATCCATGTTTACCCTTGGAGATGGTACGTCAGCTAATAAGATTCAAATCACCTCTCAGGCTAATAGTACAGACATAGCTGTAAATGTAACTAAAGACTCGGATGTCTTCTCCTACATAGCTGATGTTGGAGGTTATAGCAATGATGTTAAAGTGATGGTAACGTGTTCAGACAACCTTACAAAGATATATGTTAATGGAGAATTGGAGTTCACAGACTCTAGTACAACTCTTGGTTTTTCAGGGTTAGATAGAATTATAAATGCAGAGTACGCATACGACAATAATTCAACTAAGTTCAAAGGTTTAATAAATGATGTTAGGGTTTACCCTATGGTTTTATCTGATGCAGAAGCTAAATATGTTACAACTATTTAAAATAAATAAATACTAAAATGTCCCCTCGTTATAAAGGTATAATAAAAATTGGAATGGATTGGAAGTCTACCGCATTAGTTAATGCGACTACATTAGGATTAACATTGACTCAGTTAAGCGAGTCTGTTAAAATAGGTGCAATGATTGTTGGTATTGCATGGACATGCATACAAATAGCTAACGGTGTAAACATATTTATAGACAGAAGAGATAGGTTAGCTGCTATAAAGAAAGAGAAGAAGTCTCGTAAAAGCAAAAAGAATGACAAGAAACTTTAACATAAGTGAATTTGAATGTAAGTGCGGATGCGATATGCCTAGCAATGTAAAGGAAAACATTAAGGAGTTAGCTGGAAACTTGCAAATAGTTAGAGACATATTAGAAGAACCTATTAGAATTAATAGTGCTTACAGATGCGAAGCTCACAATCAAGATATAGGCGGTGTTTCCAATTCACAGCATATTCTTGGTAAAGCAAGTGATGTGGTGGTATCTAACTTATCTACAGAAGAAGTTTACACTGCATTGGATAGATTAATGGATGGTAAGTTTATATCTCAAGGAGGACTTGGCAAATACAATACATTTACACATTACGATACAAGAGGGTACGAGGCTCGATGGTAGGACGTTTAATATAGAGGGGTATGTTTAATATAAAGGGGGTAGTTTTAGGCTTGTTAATGTTAACTTCGTTAGCTTCATGTAGAAGTTATGAGTATAACGTATCAGAACCGCTACAGCCTTATGTTAATGAGTTTTTAGACATACTAGAGTCTAATGGTGTTAAGTTCAAAAAGAAGGACTTCTACGTTGAGTTTAGCGATGATTTAATAGGAACTCCTTTTGCTGGATATGCTGACGGAATGTTTGATAGTAGTTTAGTCAGAGTTTATATACTTAGATCTTATTGGAATACTTTAAGCGAAAAACAAAGAAAGATATTAATATATCACGAATTGAGTCACGATATGTTTGACTCTTTACATACTTATGGAGTTTTTATTATGCAACCTAAAATGCATAGTAGATTTGTAGCCGAATACATTAATTGGGATTGGGCAGTAAGTGAACTGATTAAATACATTAAAAATGAGCGATAATCCAAAACTAAGAAAAAACGGCGGTGAAGGAACTGCTGTCGGTAAATTCCTACGTAGTATCAACTTTAAGGATGTAACGAGTGTAATTGCTAGCATTAGTAAGGGAGATATTGCTGGTGCTTTATCAACTATAACTAACAAAGATAACGGAATGTCTGACGCTGAAAGAGAGTTTGCTCTTACAGTAATGAAGTTAGATATTGAAGAAATGAAGTCAGTATCTGAACGATGGGAGTCAGATATGGCTAGTGATTCTTACTTGTCAAAGAACGTTAGACCTTTAAGTCTGATGTTTCTTACTGTTACTACAATGGTACTTATATACTTAGATTCTTTTGATTCTACTATAACTGTACCTAATGAGTGGATTGAGTTACTTAAATCTCTATTATTAGGTATATACATAGCTTACTTTGGATCAAGAGGTCTTGAAAAGTACAAGTCAATCGGAAAGTGACACTAGTATACAACTACTAAAACACCAGCCGAAGGCTGATAAGTAGAGGTAATAAGCAATTAAAAAATAATATAACTATCCCTTATAC